TGTTCCTGTAGGCCTCGCGCAAGCCGTTCAGCCGCTGCTCAAGCGCCCGGATGCTGTTGGTTGCTGCGCCGGCATCGGCTCCAGAGAAGGCTCGCTGACCGGCTTCTGCGGTGGAGTTGAACTGCTGCCGCGCCCGTGCCAGCCCGGCCTCCAGCGCCTGCGTATCAGCGCTCAGCACCAGCCTGGCTTCTCCGAGCTGCTCCGCCACCGTCTGCCTCCAGTGGCATAGGTTGCCGAGCGGGGAAACCTAGGGCATGACATCAGCCCTGAGCGCCCTGGCCAATGCGACCGCCACGTTCAAGCTGGCGGCGGTCGGCACCACCACGGATGCGACCACCGGGAACGTGCTGCCGAACGTGGAGCAGGTCACGGTGAGCCTGTACTTGCGGCAAGGCGGACGCAGCGGCGCCAACTTCCCCGGGGTCGACACCGACACGGTGACGTTCGAGGGCTACGCCATCCAGCCGCAAGCCCTGGACGCCCGCATCCGCCCCGGCGTGGAGGGCACGCTGGCCTTTGCCGGGCAGGCTGCCATCCGCTGCGAGGTCATCCAGGAGCGCTACCCCTACGGCAGCACGGGCCTGCTGGGCGGCACGCTGCAGGCGATCCTGGGCGACCGCATCCGGCTGGCCGCCTACGCCGATGGCTGAGATCAGCGCAAAACTTGAGCTCAAGGGCTGGAACCAAACCCAGCTGCTGCTCAGGGTGCCGATCATCATCCGCGCCTACGGCGACGTGCTCGACCCGCAGCTCAAGGCGGAGATCAAGGCGGTGCAGTACGGCTGGCCGCGCAAGACCAGGCGTTACGGGCGGCTGCTGCGCCAGACCAATCTCAAGAAACGAGCCAAGATTCGTGCTGAACAAGGCGGGCTTCCTTATGTGGAGGTGACCAGCCCGCGCGACATCGTCGACAGCGGCACGTTCCTGCGCTCTCAGCGGCGCGACTATCCCAACGCCACCACGCTGCGGTTCACCTGGGACGCCACCAGCGACGCGGGCTTCATGTATGCCGGGGCGATCCTGACGGGCTACACCACCAGCCGGGGGACCACCGTCCCCGGCCGCAACTGGATCAAGCCAGCTCTCGACAAGTATCCGCTGAATGAGTTCTTCATCCGCGAGTGGCGAAAGCTGGCCGGCAGCAGCCTGTGATCAGACCACCGTGGCGACGGTCAGCACAGGCGCCGTGTCCCCGCTGCCGAACACCGTTGGGTCGGTGATGGTCAGCACGTCGCCGACCTTGTAGTTCTGACCGCCAGCCACGATGGTGGCCGCCGTGATCACGCCGCTGCCGTTGACGGTGGTCGTCACCGTGGCGTTGCGACCGCTGAGGTTGCCCTGCACTGGGCTGGTGCTCACCAGGGCCACGCCCGTGCCGGCCGACAGGCCAGCGCCGCCGTTGGTGATGGTCAGCGTTGCAATGGCCCTGCCCTGCTGGTAGTCGGCCGGTGCGCCGTAGCCCTCCAGGGTGAATGTGAGCTTCGCGACGTTGCCGGCAGCGAGATCCTCCTGCAGGTTCGTCACCAGTGCCACGCCGGTGTCGACCTGGCCCACGGTGTCGGTGCTGCCTGTCACTGGCAGCTCGCGGAACCATTGCAGGGTCTCGCCGATGGCGCCATTGCGGAATGCCCGCTTGATGATCTTGTAGCTCTCGCTGCTGGGGTCCAGGTTCAGGCCGCAGGGGATGGTGTAGCCCGTCTGCGTGATCAGCGCCTGGCCGAATCCGTAGGCGCTGCTGTAGTCGGTCACCTTCTGAGATGTGCTGTTGCCCTGCACCGATGCGTTGGTCAGCGACAGCACCTCGGTCATTGCGCTGGTGGTGGTGGGCGCAGTCGATGCCGTAGTGCCGGTTTTGACCCAGAACCGGACATTGAATGCAGCGAAGTAGGCGCCGGCCATGGTTGAACTCTGATGTGACCTAGGTTGCCTCCTCGGCCTCCAGCACTTCCCACGGCGTCGGGCGCTGGCACATGTGCAGGTCGAAGCCCATGACGTCGTGGGCCATGCCGGCAGTGGCCACCAGGGCGTTGCGCAGGTCGTCGGCGCTGCAGCTCAGCTCCCGGCACACCGCAGCTGGCGCCAGGCCCGCGTCCATCAACCGCCGGGCCGCCACGCCCAGCTCCCGCGCGCGGTGCGTCGCGCTGATGCCCCAGTTGTTGCCGCGCAGGAAGTGCAGCACCTCGCCGCGGGCGAACTGCCAGAAGATGGTGCTGAGCGCCCCCTTCTCCGGCCGCCAGGCCCGGCACGCCTTCAAAAACGCCAGGTCACAGCAGCTGTTGATGTCCTCGGTGGCCAAGCAGTGGCCGTATTGCTGACGCAGCCGGCCGGCGAACTTGCGGACGAGGCGCACGTTCTCGGCGTACATCCGGCCAAAGCGCCGCTGCTCCTCGCGGCTGAGCGGTTGCTCAAGGTGACGGGTCCGCTTCGTCGGTGCTGGTGCCGCCGGAGTGAACAGATCCATTTGTGACGGCGGTCCCATTTCCAAGCGTTACGACCGCAGCACGCGAACCGCCCCGCCGGCGCCGACGGGCTTGCTCAGGCACAGGCAGCCGAGCACCTGCCGGAGATGCGGGACCACGTTCAGCGCGTTCTTGCTCTCTGGCGTGCCGCCATCGCGGAACTGCACGGAAATGACGTCCACGCTGGCGCTGCGCAGGCTGGCGTTGGGGATGCCGGGGATCAGCTCAGCGTTGCCAGCGCCATTGCCGCCGAGCAGCTTGGGCGATGCCAGCAAGGCCTCAGCCAGGTCGAAGGTGGCCTGCTGGATCGGCGCGGGGATGATGCCGGTTCCAAACGACCATTCACCGCAGACGGCACCGCTGCGCGGCCAGTCGAGCGCCTGCGTCGTGCTGGTGCGCTCGCCGATCCAATCCAGCTCGTCCAGATAGCGGGTCGCCATGATCAGCGCCCGGCCCTTGTTGTCCGTGCTGGCGCTGCTCCAGCTCAGCGTGCCCAGGTAGACGTTGGCCAGGTCATCACCGGCGGCGACCGTCAGGTAGCTGTTGGCGTTGCTGGCGCCAGCGGTGGCAACAACAGAGACGGGCATGGCCGGGCCTTTGCCTTAGCTTGCCCACTGCTTCACGGCCTGATCGAAGCTGATCTTGCCGTTGATCAGCTGCTGGCCCAGCTTCTTGCCGAAGATCGCCTGGGCCGTCTCAGGGTTGTCGCGCACCCACTGCTTGGCAGCCGTGCGAAAGCTCAGCGCTTCGGTGTTGCCGCCATCCCCCGTGGCCGGTCGCTTGGTGGGCTGCGGGCCGTCCGGGCCTTGCATCGTGTCGTTGCGCCACTTCCAGGGCAGCAGGTAGCAGCGGCACTGAGGATGTGGACTGACCTTGTTGCTGCCGTCGAAGTACGGACCGCGCTCGCCGACGTTGTAGCGGCGGCCGTCCAACTTGACGCAGATCGGGCAGACCCGGCTGTCGAGGATCGCGGTCCACACCAGCCCGTCAGGCCCGAGCCATGCCGGGTCGGCCTCGAACTCATAGATGGCCTGCTGCGCCGCGCTGCCGACCTCATGCACGCCGGTGCGGATCAGGGCCTCGACGTTGCGCTCGGTGACGCGGACGACGGCATCCTGGTAGGTGCGGAACGTCTCGCCGCCGGCATCGGACAGGCCCAGCCGGATGTAGCGCTCCAGCCGGTCGGCCACCAGAGCAGGCACGGCGGTGCTCAGCTGCGCCTCCAGAGTCTTGCCGGCCACCACGGCCTGGTTGACCATGCGGCTGGCCTGCAGCGGCGTCATCTGCACCTGCGGCTGCGTCAGGTCGCCGCCGGCCATCGTGACCATGCGGCGGGCAAAGTCCAGCTGCTGCTCCACAAACGGCGTCAGCGCTTCCTGCAGCACTTGCAGCTGCGGCACGCCGAACGAGTCCTGCACGCTGCGGGCTACAGCCGCCACCACGCGGCTGATCGCTTCCTCTCGCTGCGGGCCAACGGCAGTGACGCCGCTCTGCCCCACCACGCGCTCCACCGCGACGAGCACGCGGCGCAGATCACGCAACGCCTGGCCCACCAGCCGATCCTCCAGCTTCTTCTGCCGCAGGGCGTTACGGAGGAACAGCTCAACCTGAGCAGAGAGATCAGCCACGGGTCACCGCCGCCAGCGCGTGGC